AAGCCTCAAACTTCTGAAACGCATGTGTACGTCCGGTTGCACTTTCTAGCGGCATATCTTTAAATCCCGGGATAAGCTTCTTAGCTTCTAGTAGAGAAAGGCGAGTTCCTCTGCAGACTTCACCCGCGGGATACCTGATAAAGACGTCATTATAATCCGGGTCATCCATGAATCGCAATATATAAGGCCCGAGTTCTCCCAGTTCCTTTGAAGATATACCGCCGGCGAATAGGTGGTTCGCAATCGCACGCTTCAAGCTGGTCTCCAGCTCAGTGTCTGGCTCGTCCCCAGCGTGACGAGAACCTTCAGGCGCAGATTGAGCGAACACTTTTTTACCAAGCTCACCCTTCTCTTTCAACAACTCTCTTATGTACTCGCGAAGTAGTTTCATAATAGGTGGTCTTCCCTATCGTCGTAAAGCATGCCGCGCGCTTTGAGTTCATCTATGACTGGAGTACCCGACTTGCTTATCTTCTTTGACAGTCCTGACTTGTGCCAGTCTGACTTGTACCTGTCGTACGCCGGTACTTGATCACAATCGTCGGACTTGTCATCAGGAGTTAACTGTTCTTCTCCATAGTCCTTCATTATGTCCAGCTGGTCTACTTTGACATCGGGTCGGTTGTTCGTGTAGTAATCCCAAACAACCATCGCTTCGTGGGAAACTTCAGTTCGATCTGACATCAGACCGCCTGTAGCCTCAATGGCAACATCATAAGCCAGCGGACCAAAACCACCTTCCGCTTTTGCATAAGTCACATAAGCCCCACTCCTGCAAGGGCCAAAAGATGTATCTCTTTCAAAGTTAACTTTAGCGCGGGGATTATCGGTGTCGTGGCCGTCATATACAATTACACTATTAGACGTGATGTCTACAAAAAAACCATAGTCCTCTGCCTTGTCGATCATTCTCATGATCTTAGGGTCGATAGTAGATTCAGTTAGCAGTTGCCTTATGTATTCGCGCAGTAAGTTCACCTGTCAAACCCTAGTACCCCAAATAGTCCCAATAACCTTCGTCGTCTTTTTCAGATCTTACAAACTCAGTGGCGCTGGGATCGTCTTGAAAAAGATAAGTGTCTCCGTCAGTGTCGGTACCTAGCCACAACTTTCCTCTCCCAAACGGATTATCGCTGCCAGTGTAAAGCGAAACTGATACAATTCTTTCGGAATTACCGAAGACGAACTGTAGAATATCGTTCATCCGCTTCCTAACTTTTTTGCTGGGCTGTGGTCCTTGAGGTGCTGCAGTTGGAGCGTTTACAATTGTCACTGTTCCAGCTGTTACGAATTTGCCTCTATCACGACTTATATTCTTGTACCGCTGCAGTTCAACCTCGGTTCCAGCTGGAAGCGCTTCTACTTTCTTAGTAAATCGATCACCCGACCTATCCCACTTTTTTCGGATCATTTCATCTGCATAAGAGTGTAAGCCAGACCTGTTTCCCATACCTGGCCAGATATTTTTGCCGGCGACCCTGACTCGACCGCCTTCTTCTGCCCACTGTAAGATTTCCGATACAGGATCGCCTGAACCTATGGGATCGCCGTAATCTTCATTCAGCTGTGAGCTGACAGATTCTCTAATGATTCTTCTGAGTTGTCGTTTGGTGATTTTCATTGTTTTCCTCTCTGATATCTCAACAATAAGGTCACTACTTCCCTTCAGAAGCCTGTGATATGTATTTTTTGGTATGAAATAAGAACGACCAGGGCTAAGGTAAACCGGAAGTTTGTTTTCCATTTGCAGCATCCACCCCTTACCTTTTTTCACGCAAACGCTTCTATCGCATTTATCTCGATGCCAAGCTAGCTCGCTAGTTTCAACGTCCTTGCTAAATTCTCTGATTAGTAAAGAGCCCTCTTTTCTTTGCTTAAATGGAAAATTTTTCATCACTAAATTATCCCATCATCGCTGCAGCCATAGCGTTATTAGCTTTCTTTTTAGAGGCGTAACAAGCTCGAGCTTTCATTCTTATTTTTCCAGATTTTGTCCGTTGCACAGAACCGACTTTCTTTCCCTTATATTTTTTAGGGTTATTTTCTTTTTCTTTCTTAGTTAACTTATCGTCAACATAAGCGCAATATTGGTTACCACGTTTTCTCACATCTTCAGATAAAGCTTCTCTAATAAATTCTCTTAAGAGTTCAAATTCCATTTTTACCACCACCCTGAAATATTTCTACCAAAAAATTTAGTTAACCGGCACGACCAGTAGCCTGGTTTAGTTTTGTCATCTTTATCGGAACAGTTGTGCCGGTCTCCAAAACTCTTTCTTCTCTTTTTATGTTTTGGATTATCTCCCATAGCGTCAGGCATAGAAGAACCAAAAGAGACTTTTTTAACTCTTATTTTTCCGTCTTTAGTTTTCTTACCTGAATTGACATAAACATAAGCTTTGCCACCTCCACCGCGCTTTGGTTTGTTGAGTTCAACTTTTTTGCCCTTGTATTCAGCTTCGAACAAATGTTCTTCGTTACCTTCGAGTATTGGATAATCTAAAGGTACTAAGCGACCTTCATACATTGCAAACTCACCGATATCTAGATCATGAAGTAACTCTACCTCGCTGGAGTTTGGTGAATAAGTACCCTCAAAATATTGACGTCTAGCTTCTCTAAATAAAGCAAAAAACGCAGTTGATCCAGGACGAAATATATTTTGATCAACTCCGACGCCATTTTCTGTATGATATAATAAGGCTTCGGAGATTTCATCAACTTCTTTTTTAGCATCGCGATGTATCTTTTCGCCAGCTTTTTTAGCAGCTTTATACGATTTACTTCTGGGATTAGACTTCTCACCGCGCTTTTTCTTCGCGTGAATGTTTGCCCACAAGCCCTTCTTTTTTTCTTGAAGTTTTTTTCGAATTAAGCCTCGAAGTTGATTTTCGGTAATTCTCATTTCTTTTTCTTCTTCTTTTTGGCTTTTGATTTTTTAACCACAGCCCACGGTTTTGAAGGAGTCGCTGAATTTACTCGAGCGTGAGCCCACTGATGTTGGCTCATCCCTTTTCTCGAACCAGAAGAAGCCCAAGCTGCTAAACCTTTCCTAAATTCGGCATAAACAGAACCAGGAGTCAAACCTCTCTTTTCAGCTTTCTTTTTTAGAGTAGCTTTCGTCGCTTTACTAAGTTTTTCTTGCAATATTGTGCGAATAGATTCCCTTAGTTCAGATTCTGTAACTCTCAAGTAAGATTCTTTTTTTGTATCATGCCTAGGCTTATTTTTGAAACCTTTTTTACCTCTCTCTTTTTTCTCCATACGTTCTCTCCTGCGGTAAGCTCTTGCAACTCTCTCAGGGTCTCCACTTTTGAGATCTGCTTTTGTCGCATCAAGCTGTTTATCGCGTTTACTTCCTTGAGGAGCACCATAAACTTTCGGGTGAGAAACGTCTGACTCAAATAGTTCTGGATGCTTCTTTTTAATTTCATCATCGGACATACCAGAAGCTTTCATCCTAGCGATTTTGACATCGGAAAAATCGTTCTTGCCATCATCGTTTTGATCTTTCTTTTCTGAAATGTCTCTAAATTCTTCTTGAATAATTCTTCTAATCTGTCTTTTAGTGATTTTCATCTTAACCTCTTTATGTATATTGAATTCCATCAATTTCTAAATTTTTGTCATGTGCAATTGACCGAAGCATTCTTTTTAAATCTCGAGAATCAATCTTTGCAAGTAAGCTTGCGATAAATTCTTTTTCCCCTAATGCGGAACGTACACCTTTCAGCATTCTATCTGCTTTTGGGTCAATACGAACTACAGCGGCTTCTTTAATATTCTCTAAATCAACCAACAACATTTTCTCAGCTAAAATTTTTCCGGAAATTATATCAGATGGAAAATGAACTCCTCTATCGATTCTAGATTGTGCTATCATTTCAGCAACAAGAGAAAATTTTCCACTAGAATTTGGAAAAATTTCAGAGAGTTTTTCAGCTATATAATAAGCTTGAGCAGCGTGACCAGAGGGGTATGAAGGAGTTTGAGCTGAACTTAATTTGTCGTAGTCAAAAGGAATACCGTAAGCAGCGGCTAATTGATTAGGCCGGGGTGAATTGAAATACATTTTGTGATAAAGAATTACAGGCTCAATCTTCTTTTTCAACTCATTTACATAGCCTAAGCAATTTTTACCTTCGTATTTTTCGGTAACGTAGTTGAAAAGCCCACCTATATCATTGTCTAAACTTTCCTGAAGTTCTTTCTCATTAAACGGTTCAATCCTTTGCGATTGGATATAATCTAATTCTTTTAATCTTTCTTCTATGGGTGGGGGAGGGGGTACTAAGATGCTAGAAGATTTTAAAATTGAAGCGATGTATTCACGTAAGATTTCCATCTTCCCTTTTCCCCAGTTAGCTTTATAGAACTAAAGCTCAAATTATTAAAACTTAAAATGATAAGTTACTATTTTGAGAAACAATTAGTTTCTGCCTAATGTAAGTTCTCAAGAGAGGTAAATCTTTTCTGAAACTTTCTGTTGGATCATCTTCTCCAGCCATAGCTTCTTGAGCTTCCCCTTCTAAATCTTGATCTTTATCGCCTTTCATCATTCCGGCAAATTTCTTTAGCGGTGGTCCTAAGTATTCAAAGACGAATTTGAGTCCGTTAAAAGCTTTACCCATCCAGCTAAACAGCTTCATCACTCCGCCACCGACGACTGTCGTTATAGCATCAATTGCCACAGATTTCATAAAATCTTTGATTACGTCAAGCTGCTCATTAACCCATCCCATAATCTTTTCTTTAGCTAAGTCAAAAAGAGATTTCAAAACTCCTTTTATCTGACCTAATATGCCGCCTTCTTCTTTGTCGCCCTCTTCACCTTTCTCAGAATCTCCAGATTTCTCTTCAGATTCTTCATCATCTTTCTTTTTCTTTTTACCAAAAATGTTACCAAAAAATTCGTCAATTCTTTCAGCGTCACCGTAAATGACTTCGGCCAAAGCTGGTAATTCACTCTCATCTAAGCCTTCAAATTTCAAAGCTTTAACTTTTTCAGGATTATTAGAAAAGAATTTTTTAGCTTTCTCTATAACTGGGGCGGCTTCTTTTACTTTTGCTCCAACTTCTTTCAAGCCATCTTGTATCGCGTTTTGTTCTTGAAGTTTTTGCCAAACAAAAGCAATACCGACAGTGACCGCCGAGCCTATCAAAGCTTGCTTCCAGCCGGCCATTCCTTGAACTTTTTTAATAGCTGCAGTTACTCTTGTCTTGATAGACTCAACAATCGCTTTAACTTTTTCAACTAAAGAAGTGATGTACTTAGTGATTTTCTGAGCGAAATCCGCTATAGCGTTTGCAAATTCAACAAGCAGCTCGCAAGAATCAGTTACTTGCTTAATCCAATCAATGGCTTTCTGGTATTGATCTTTTATCGTTTTGAGTAAAATGCCAACATAGTCTTTGATCCTTCCGGGGTCAGCGACAATGTACCTTAAAGCTAAAGCAGCGTTTTTCATATCTCCTGCTAGCTTCTTAAAATCAGAGAAAAAACCCTCTAACAAAATTTGTTCTTGAATAATTTGATCTCTAAAAGATTCTGAATATGGGTAAGATTCGTTTAGGGGAACTGGGATACCAAGGACACCGGTGACGTAAGAATGTTCAAATATCTTTTTAGAAAAAACATCATTACTTATCAGTTCGTCTCTGACGGTTTCGCTAATATAATCTCTTAGTTCTTTTTCTGTCACTTTCATACTTCTTCTACCTTAACGATGGATCTTTTTCAGTATCTTTCAACTTTGGCAAAAAGTCTTTTTTCAACTTCAAAAGCCTGTCAAATCTTACTTTTTGGCGTGCGTCAGTATAAAGAACTTGAGGTTTTTTATACTCGCCGTTTATAAGTAAATCATCAAAATTATAAAACTTTGTCTTCGTAGGTTTAGGATCTGCGCCCATTAAAACAAAAGAAAAAAATGTTAGCGCAAAAATGTATTTTCGCAAAGCTCACCTTCCTACATGAATACTTGAATAAGTATTATGCAGAGAGACAAAAATATACACAATAAGGTTTTAACCGTGAACATTGATTCTCCAAGAAGATACCAAGTCATAAAAGGAAAAACCAAATAAGAAATTCCAAAGCCTATAAATCTGATTGACCAAACTGATTCTGAACTTGCATATAAAAATTTAGAGCCATAATAACCGCAAACAGAGACGGGTAAAGCTAAAGCCATGCATAAGAAAAGAGTGTTGTAGTTTTTAAAGTATTCAGAGAATTGTCCATTAGCGCTAACCCACACAAGAACTTGCAGTACCAGCATTAAGCAAACGCCGTAAATTAGATTCATTTTTCTTTCTTCACTAAATCTTCTTCAACAAAAGATAAGATTTTACCGCTCATTAGCACATTGTAAAAAATTCCAAATTCAGTCGCTATAGAATCTAAAACTAAGCCGCAAACATTTCGGTTGTCTAGAACTAAATCTCCTCTTTTGAATTTTGGTTTCAATTTCTTAAAATGTGAGTTGAACTCTCTAGCTGGGAAGAGCTAGACTGTATTATGATCTCAGAATTTTCATAGAACTCTCTCAAATTAAAAGCGCCAGAGTAAGAACAAGCGCTAGAAAGTTGTTTCTTCATTAAATTTATAATATCAACTACAGAACCTTTGAAAGGTATAGTCGTTGAAATACCCTCAACTGAATTATGACTACCTTTCCAATCTCTTTGCGCTTCTACTGAAGCCATCCCTCTATAAACTTTATATTTTTTGCTATCCGGAGCAGAGAATACTTCTCCCGGAGATTCTTCAGTTCCTGCGAACATGGAACCGCACATTACTAAATGTGCTCCAGCAGCTATAGCTTTCGCAACATCTCCCGTGCTTCTCATTCCACCATCCGCTATTAAGAGAGTATCCCTGTCAGACTTAGCACAATCTAAGACGCTCTGCAGGGTTGGTACGCCGTGTCCTGTTTGAATCCTAGTAGAACAAATAGAACCTCCCCCAATGCCAATTCTGATACTGTCAGCTCCCCAGTCTGATAAGTCATTAAACCCCTGAAGAGTCGCAACGTTTCCAGCCATGATGTGAACTGTATTTCCGAAAACTGTTCTTAACTCAGACAAAGCTTTTTTCATTAGGACGTGGTGTCCATGAGCAACGTCAACGCATAGAACCCTAGCACCAGCAGAATATAAAGCTTCGGCTCTATCTAGATAATCTCCAGAAACTCCGATAGCTGCACCTGCTAGTACACTTGAAGATTTTTTCAACATTCTTACTTGCTCTTCTATAGTGTTGTATCGATGCAGTATTCCAATTCCTCCGGAGTTAGCTATCGCTACGGCCATTTCAGATTCAGTTACTGTATCCATCGGACTAGAAACAAACGGGCAACTTAAATTCAGAAAACCGTCCTTAGAGTCGACTGAAAGATCGATTTGCTTTCTAGATAAAATCTCAGAATATTTTGGAACTAGTAGTACATCATCAAATGTGATTGTTTTTCTCAATTTTCATCCTCTCGTAATCTTCCGCTATGCAGTATTTATAAACGTTATTTTCGAAGATTATATCTATAACCCTTTTAAGGACGACGTACTTAGCGCTTCCATCTCTTAGCCATGGTTTGTGATTGTAAAGAATGTCAGTTATATTTTTTTCGTATGGACCTCTTAAAATCACGCCACAAGAACCTACAGGTAACTCATCGTAAAAAGACTCTGAGGATATTTTTATCCTTTTTACTAAGTCTCCTTTTTTCAATCTTTGTACCCTGTCATATAATCGAATATCCTAGCAGACTCTCCGGTTACCGCTGTGATATTGTCATTGATTTCTTCTAATTTTTCTTTATCATCCCCGAAGAAGCGGCGCGCCCAGTATCGATACACTGTTGGCTTGTATTCAGTCCCTTGGCCTTTCTTCTTTTCAAGAGCTAAAATCCACTCTTCAACTTCTTCAAAAGAAGAACCAGTTAAATCAACTGGGCACTTTCCCGACACTATTAGTACATTTCTCTTCCATGACTCTAAATAATAATCACTCATTTTTTCTTTGCTTTCCTTTTAATCCTGTTGATTTTTCTCTTTTTAAGAGACTTTATTTCGCTTTCTCTCTCTTTGTCTCTTCCTAGTTTGCTTTCTTTTAGAATCTTCTTCCTGAATTTATCTAAGTACATCTTTCTTTTTAGATTAGAAACTTTCGAGAGTAAGTTTTTTCCATAGATAAAATCCATGGATTTTTGAAACTCAGCTGCTGTTTTACCACTCAATTGAATTTTTTTAACGCCTTCGCTTGATTCGGAATCTATGAAGACTTTAGAATATCTCTTTACAATAGCTCTAAAACCTGGAAGAGTATGGCAAGTTTGAGAAAAATCTTCTTGTTCATCAGAGAAGGAAAACTTTGGATTAAAAAGACAGACGAGATTATCTTTTTCATGAAGTATTGATCCGCAAAAAGCTATTGCGTCAAAAGGTAAACCGACTTCAGGGGCCGAAACTACCTTTCTGTTCTCTATCTTTAAAGTATCAAAGAGATCAATTTTTAAAGATTCCCTATCTTTAATTTGAACTTTAGATATTTTTTTATTTAAATCAATTTTATTCCACTTTAAAGTTTTTCTATAAACCATTACTTCTCGTTTAGTCTTTTTGAAGAAATGTAAGATAAGTAACAAACGCAAGCTGTGAGAAAGTTTAGAAAAGCTAGCTTCCCATCAATTAATTCGTAACTAACAACGCATATGATGATGTTGAAAAAAGAAAGGGGAAGCATAGATTTTTGAATTAAGTTCACTTCTTTCTCGTTCTCGTACTTCTCTTTCTAGTCGTTTTAGGTTTAGCTTCTACTGTCTCAGTTTTAGCTGGAGGCTTTTTTCTAGTTGTCCTCTTTCTAGTCGTTTTAGGTCGGGGCGTTGGCTTCTTTTCAACTAGAGCTGGTTCTTCAACTAAAGGCTTTGGTTCTTCTACTACGGTTTCTTCTACCACGGGATCTTCGAAGTATTTCTGCTCTGGAGGAGCTATATTCTTAGACTCGCAGTAAAGCTTAAGCTGCTCGTCAGAAGTTATATTTCTGTTTTCAAAGAAAATGCTTAAATCAATTTTCGCTCTAGCAATGTACCATTCAAAAGTTATCATAATTTCTCCTAAATCATAGACTCTTCTTCTAAATAGGAAGCAATGCAATCTTGAAACCTAGGATCAGCAGCGATTCGGCTTATATCTTCATTATCCATGTCATAAAGCTCGCAAACTCCAACAGCAAATTTCTTCATAGCTTCAATCAAGATATTCCTAGCAGCTGAGTGCTTCATTTTGAAACCCATAGAAGTCATTTCTTCTGCAATTTCTTTATAGCTTCTGCCTCCCGCTTTGACAACTGTGGAATAACCGTTTTCCGATTTGTAACCTTTAGGCATACTCATTTAGAAACCTCCTGAATTTTATTTAGTTCAGACTTTGAAATTTTGAAATTATCAGTATTTTCAGGTTCGCTTTCGCCAATACCAAACCTTAGCCTGATAATGTTTTCTTCTCGGCTTGTCAAACTCGAAAGAGCTTTTCTCATGACTCCCTTAATCTTAACAGAATCTAATAAGTCTTCAACGTTAGGATTCCTGTTATCAGCTACAACTTCTGCAATTTTTCTACCCATCCCACCAGCTTTATCCTTTATGCTAGAGTCTAAACTAGTTTGAGAAGAGCATTTAATCATAGACATCAAAGTAGAAGTTGGGATTCCTAAAGATGTTGAAACTTCGTCATACGAAGGTTTCTGGTCAAACTCATCCTCATACTCTTTAATCATGACGTTCATCTTATAAAGTAAGTTACGAGTATGAGCTGGCAACTTTATGTCAGAAGCTTGACTAGCGATATGAGTTCGAACTGATTGTTTGATCCACCAATAAGCATACGTACTAAATTTGAATCCTTTACGCCAATCAAAACGATCGACAGCTTTGATTAATCCCATATTAGATTCTTGGATTAAGTCCTCTAAAGAGCAACCTTTAGTTTGATACTTTTTAGCCACAGATATAGCTAGCCTAAGATTAGATTGAATCATTTTATCTTTAGCTCTCCTATCTCCAGATTCAATCTTTTTAGCTAGCTCAACTTCTTCCTCTCTAGAAAGAAGTGGATATCTACCCACGGTTATAAAATAAGCTTGTAATGCTTCTGACATCTTTTCTCCTTTTTTATTATATTATACCATAAAAAATTGTGATTTGCACTACTTTGATCTAATTTTATTGTGAATTTTTTTCCTATTTTCTCTCATGTTCTGCTCTCTCTGAACATAGCAAATTTCTTTCTCTATACTCTTAGCAGATTTTTCATCTCTTCTAGATCTAGCTAATCTTAAATTTTTATTAAGCCTGTCGCTCAAAGATCTGATATCGTCATCATTTCTGTAATTTAGCTCTTCTGGATTGACACTAATAATAACAATTGGGAAATCCTTCTTGTTATCTCTTTTTTTATTATCTTTCTTGTTCATTTGTTCTCTCCTGATCGGAAATAACGGCTGCACATCCAACCGAAAGTAAGTTTAAAGCTGCGCTTGTAGCATTTTCTAAAGCAGAAACTGAAACTTTTAGAGGATCAATAATTCCACTTTTAGCTAAGTTGACTATTTTGCCGGTACTGGCATCGTATCCCATTTGTTCTTTTGAATTTTTGAGTTTTTCTATAATGACTTCTGGAACATCTCCAGAGTTCTTTGCTATTTGATATATAGGCATTTTTAGAGCTGTAGATAAAATGCTAGCACCTATCGTGCTACTATTGCTAGAAATAAAATTAGCTGCTTTCAAAAGGGAAGAGCCCCCTCCTGGAATAGTTCCATCCATCAAAGCAACCCTAGTAGCGTTTACAGCATCGTCGACCCTATCTCTCCTTTCGTTTACTTCGCTCTCAGTTGAACCCCCAACATAAATGACAGCAACTCCGCTCGTCATTCTTCTCTTTCTTCTTTCTAAGACTTTCTTTTCCTCGGGAGGAACATTTGGTTCTTCTAGCCGGGTAGATATAGACAACAACCTCTTATTGATAACTTCATCATGAGATGGGCAGTCAACGAAAACGCTTTGCTCTTTGTAAGATTTAAAAGTTTTGCAAGTTCCCAAACTTGATTGAATGTCAGCATTTTTCCAATCAGCTATTGGTGTATGAACAACCTCTGCTCCCAAGACAGCGGCTAAGTCCTCTAGAGCATTCTCTCTAGCAACCCCAAACTCTGGAGGCCTAATCACACAACAATCTAAATTTCCTTTAGATTTATTTAATATCAAACCCTGAAGAGCGTCTCCAGTTACGTCGTCGGCAATTATCACAAGAGGTTTATTCGATTTGACTGAGCTTTCTAATAGAAAGATGATGTCTTTAAGGCTAGAGATCTTTTGATTAGTCAGGAGTATAGATGGATTTTTGAAATCTACAGACTGTTTCTCTTGGTTGTTGACAAAATAGGGAGAAATAAAACCTCTATCTATCTGGTAACCGTCAACTAAGTTTAATTCAGTTTTGTATCCTCTAGAATTTTCTACAGAAACATATCCATGCTGGCCAACTTGCGAAACAGCGTCTGCAATTATAGAACCTAATTGCTCTTCTCCGTTAGCAGAGATAGTGGCAACATGCTTCAGTTCTTTTTTTCCTGAAACTTCAGAAGAAATTTCTTTCAAGAATGATATTGATTCCTCTTTGGCTAAATTTAGAGAATCTCTTAAATCCCTGATATTCCCTCCTGAAGATAGATACTTACTACCTTGATGAAATATAGCTTGCGCTAAAACAGTTGACGTAGTCGTTCCGTCTCCAGCTTCTTCTGCTGTTTGCCGAGCAGCTTCTTTTACAACTTGAGCTCCTAAGTTTTCAAACCTATTAGTTAGATTAACAGCTTCAGCAACTGTAACTCCATCTTTAGTTAATATAGGAGGGCCGTTGTCCAGTTCTATTAAAACATTTTGGCCACGAGGACCCATCGTTATCTTGACAGCTTCTGCTAGCTTGTTCACCCCAGAAAGCAAATCATTCCTAAGTTCTTCTGAATATTTTAGAATTCTTTTTTGCATCTCATCCCTTTAACAAACTAGATTTATTTGAATTTTCAGCAATGTTTGATGGAACATTTTCTAACTGTCTTTTTTGACCTGTGATAGAATTTTCAGCAATAAACAAGTCTCCAAACTTGTATGCAACTTCCTGTTCATTGATTAAATTAATTCTTCTTAAAATAGCTTGTGACTCATTACTCAACAAAGTTTTCATCGTTAACTCCAATAAAAGTATCGGTATATTTTTTCCATGATTTTTCTTTTATCATACTATTAAATTTCAAATTTTCAAAGATATTTCTAACTTCTTCAAAATTAGATTTACTCTCTCCGATAAAAGTGTCATCTAAATTGTCTATCTCTCTAAAGCTTATGAGATCCCTATTTCTCTCATAGATAATTTTGTTGTTAGAATTTTTTTCAAAGAATTCATTAAGTAAATCAGAATTCATTGCTAATTTAGCTGCAGTCTTATCTCCAACTTTAGGAATTCCTGGAATATTGTCAGAACTGTCGCCTCTCAAAGACTTCCAAGTTAAGTAATCATATTCTGGACATTCACGAAATTTTTTCGAAATAGGATTGTATAAGCTGCAGTTGCTGTGTTCTTGCAAAAGTTGAATAAAGTCTGTATCTGAGGATATTACTACACATTCATCTAATTTGTGGCGCTTAAGGACTAGGTAAGCTATCAAGTCATCAGCTTCAACTTCCATATTCCTACAAACTGTTATCGGAAAGTGATCATTAACAATGCTCTCTATCATCCTCTTTTGAGACATGAAAGATTCATCAACTTCCCTTACTCTGTTGGATTTATAATCAGGAAAAAGCTCTAATCTGTCAGTTGGCCTTCCATCTCGAACAAAGTAACAAATGTCAGGGTTGAATTTTTCGATTAAAGGTCTTAAGCTTCTGAAGAAAGAATAAACTATTGCCGCATCTCCCTCTCTAGAAAACTTAGCTGAGTATCTTGCTCTGTATATTAAGTTATTAGCGTCTAAAAGAAGTATTTTTTTCAAATTTTAATCAGCCAGGTTTTGTGAAATTGCACTGTAAACATTTTGGCAATCTTCAATCATAGAATTAACTGCAGTCATTACGTGTTCGTGAACAGCAATTCTCAGCTCTTCAATAGAATGAAACATCTTGCAGTCGTTGGTAAATTTAATTTTTTTGGGTATTACTCTGTCTCCTTCTTGCTGATATGCTTCAATAACAAAATCAGTTTTAGGACCATCAGATATAGTTTCCCTTATTGTTTTTTCTAGTATCCTAGCGGAGAATATCGATCCTGTCTTATTAAAAAACAAAAATACGTAATCTCCAACTTTGAAATCTTCAATCGTTTCCAACTATTTTCTCCAACTCAAAAGAGTATTGTTTTTCTTTTCTGCCCCAGTTTATGATTCTTTCTACGGCTTTTCTTTTTTGGTAAGGTGGTTTATTGTTGTCTTCTAAAACTTTTTTAGCTCTATTAATGACTTGCTGATTCTTATCAACGACATTGCCGGTAATTACAGTGCACTTTTTCATCGCGGAAGACTTCTTCATTCTAGACTTTCCCCTAGACCCAGAAGCGGGAGGGTGAAAGTCTTCCGTAGATAGCTTATTGAAATATAAAACTGCAGCGTTTTCAAAATCTTTATCTACAAGCATGTATAGAAAATCTAAGCAACCTTTTTTCTCTAGCGTAGCGTAATCGCATTGAAGAGCCCACGTTTTTCCACCGTGAGGAGAAGTCAATTTACACTCGAGCTCAGTATTGATTTCTCCAATCACAATATCAGGCTGACCTGAGCGGCCATCATTGACTACTCCAGAAAAAACTTTCGATAATTCTTTTGAAAATTCTTTTTCCTGAATAGACGACATCAAGATATTTCTTCTTCCTATATCTGATTTGATGTCTAGACCTTCAGACTCGTAAAGAGCAGAAAGCTTCTGGTTAAAGTTATACATCCTGCTAAGTGCACGATGCGCCATGTCTTCTGTAATATATGAACTATTCATATAGATATTATACACCGAATCGGCTTTAATTACACGAATTAATTTAAATTTTGTTTGACTTTTCTAGATATTTCTTGGCCCTTAACTTGAGCTTCGGAGAGTGGTTCTAAACCTAAAGCTTTCCTTACTTTGTCAAAATCTTTTAAGTTTAGTTTATTTTTTAGAACAGCCATGTCGGCGTACTGATGTAGCTCCATATCAAATATGGGTAAAGGATTACCATCATCGCCAGGCTCATATTCGCCAGTTTCTTGGCTTTCAAAAATAAAAAGTATTGCCGGCATCTGTTCCCCAGCCGGAACTTGAACAAAGGGTATATGAGAAGTTAATCCATTAGAGTCTTCTTCATAGCAAATTTCTGGTATCCACTTTTTCATCTAAATTTCCTTAGAATTTATATTATGAAATATTATAATTGAATTTAGGTACCTGTAATTTTTTTGTAAGCACTTTCCATTTTGGATGCTATCTCGCTAGCATCTGGACTAATAGCCTTGAAATCTTCTAGTTCTTGTAAGGATTCGAATGGGCCTAAAATTACTTCGGATATCTCGGTCACTTCGCTGTTTATATCATTAAGAATCTTTTCTCCGTCGGATTGAAGGTTAGATTTTAAAGAAATGAAGAGAGACTCTTCTAAAGCTTCGACATAATCTTTTTCTGTAGCTTTATCTCCAAGCTTTTTTATCTTTGGCATCTCGCCAATTTTAGATAAAATTTCAGAATTTTCTTTTTTAGAGTTAGAATCATCAGAATTTCTTTCTTCTAAAGAAGCCAGAAGCTCGCTTTTAGATTTCTCAAACTCTGATTTAAATTGCTTTAAGTAATTTCCTAAATCTATACCGGCAGATTTAGCTTCCATAACTGCTTGTTCTAAAGATTGATAATCTTGAGATTGCATCATTTTGACAAGGGATGATATTCTAGCGGGAATATCTTCTGCTTCAATATCTCTTAGAATACCCTCTTTAGTAGAAACCCATTCAGAAAAATCAGAAATTATCATACCCGGGTCGACGCCGATTGCTTCCATAGAAACAGCAACTTGAGATTCAACATTACCAGATTGACTTTCTGATTCTAACAAATTTCTTCTCTGTAAAGATTCTCCAAAAAATATTCTTTTTAGATCGGTTAGCGCGCCTAAAAGCGGTCCATCTTCTGGTTTAGTGGGGGCGCTAGGCCCTTCTCCAGCCCTAGCTTTAGATTGTTCTATAAAAACATCAGCAACGAATTTTCCAGCATCGAGGCCTTTTACAACTACTTCTTTACCAATGTAACCAACTGGATTTGCCAAAAAGAATAAAAGCTCTGCTTCCGAAAGGTTTTTATCTATCCTGTCCATAATTGGCTCATACTGTTTTTTGTAATTTTCTCTTGATTGTTCGTATGCTCTTAACAACCTAGCTTTTTTAGTAGTGCTGAATGTGAACAGTATTCTCATGTTGTATAAGACGCCTGAGCCAATATCTTTTAATGCAATCTTAGCAACGTCTAAAATATCCTTTAGCGGCTGAATAAAATACTCGTAAGCTTCTCCAGCGGAAAGATATTGACCATAAGCAGCACCTTCGATGAGAGATTTTTTAGTAGCTTCTTCAACGAATATTTTAGCATATTTTTCTTTAATCATCATAACCCTCTAATTTGAGCAAAATACCCGTTTTATTGAAGTAAGCTTCTATCATTTTAGATTCAAAATCATTCAAAGATTGCTTCTTGGTTTTTGGATCCCTGGTGCTAAATTTTTTTCTCATTGAAGGAGGTAAACTTCTCAGCATTATTTTTTTAAAGTCCATCCAATTATCGTCATCGCCTAAGACCCGAGAAGCTATATTGAGATAATCTTTATAGTTTTCCATGGTAATTATCTCAAATTATTTGCTAAGCTTCTGAGCAGCTCTTAGCTGCATTCTCAAGTGTTTTAAAAGTCCGTTATAATGAGATCTCGATTCAGAACCTCTAGAGCAAGAATCTCTAGATTCTTTTGCATCATCAATTCTTCTTATTAAGTCATTTAAGCATTCTTCTGAACCAAAACCGACTATCTGACCATTAGTACACCGGTGAGAATCTGAATTGTTTTCTACTAGTATGGAATATTCAACATGCTTTTCTGCTGCTTCACCCACTACAATTGGCTTCATTCCGGGCTTGTTAACAGGAACTTTGGATGGTTCTTCTTCTGATTTTTCACTCTTTTTAGTTGCATTTTCAAACTCCGAAGGAGTTGGGGCATCTTCTATATCTCCAGCTTTATTCATAATAGTTGCAAAACCAGAAAGCATGGCTAACAAATCTCTTTTTTCTTCATCTTTAAGATTGTCGAAGTACTTCATCAAACCCTTTTTGACTTCATCGTCTTTAGCGCTAGCCCCAGATCTCACATAGTTTAATTGATCTACTATATCTTGGAATTTGACATGCTTGGGAAAAGTGTCGGGAACGTCGTATGAGAATTTTTCTTCTTCTTTTTCTTTTTTATCGCCAGTTAAGTCAATTTCAGGATCTTCTTCTTTTTCTTCGTCAACTTCAAATTTCTCATTTTCTCTTTTTCTTGCTCCCAAGTCATCGATCTTTGAAGAAATGCTGTCTTGCTTGAGCTTTTCGCTCTGATCAGAATCTGCTGGGGCTTCAAGAGATTCCATAACTTTTTTTACCGATTCTCTCACAGCTGATAATAGAAGTTCTTCACTAATCATTTAAACACTCCTCTAAAGAAAACTCCATTATATAAGTATCTTCTTCGAACTTAAAACAATTGACTTTTGATATTTGTTCTTTCTTAACATTGAAAATCTTAATCTCTTCGCAACTTAAATTCAAGTCTTTTTCTAAAAGTATTGTTTTTAAGTCACTTGAATCAAATGAAAGAGATATAGTTTTTAGCGAAGATAAAGAACTACCTAGAGTAAAACTTTCTAACTGACATTCGTAATTTAAATTTTCTCCCTTTAAATAAATCTTAAAGGGGCTAGAAATTGGCTTTAGCTTTTGTTTCAGCGATTCAGATATTATTTCATTTTGAGGGTTACTCAAAATACGGTTAAATTCCTGATTAATATAATCACTCATAAGTGTAGCTCTTAGAGACATCTTGATGTATGTTGTCAATTTCCCTAAAGAAATTTACAAAATGATTACTACCCAAAAGCTTGTGAGGAACTTCGATGGTAACTGTATTTTCTCTTGAGTCGAATCTTAAAGCAATCAGAATTCCCTGATTCTGCTCTAAGTCCATAACATAACTGCAAAAAGATCTCATAGAGTTTCTGCAGGAAAAGGGGAAACTTTTAACTGACATATCTCCCATATCTTCCCAAGAAGAAAACCCAGAAACTTCGCAAGGAAAATCTAAACTCTCTTTTAAGACTCTCATTCCGAATAAATCATGATTTGAACTACGATTTTCTTCTTCTAGAAATTCCTTCATAAGATTCTTTAGGTTCATCTTAATCCTGCTTCTTCACTCTTTTCTTCAAAATCTATTACTTCGTCCATCGCAGCATAAGTTATATCAATCTTTTCGTCTGTAGATTTTTTAGACCAAGCAGTTCTAACTGCTTCTACTAAATCAATGCTTTTGAAAAAATCTTGCTGGAATTCTTTAGCTCCGTTTTTTACGAAATCGGATAATTTTTGTGTCATCTCATCCATTTCGCTCATTTTCATGTCAGGAAAAGTCCTGTTAAGTTTAAGTCTGATTTTGCTGGGATTCTGTGGAGATAGACCAACGGCTTGGCTAAATATCATATTTTCCAATTGAGGTGGAACATCTAATGCGGACATTCGCTTTCTGACTTCTTTATCCCTTGCTAACCTCATTGGCTTCATCGCTGGAGCCATAAAACCTAATTCAAAAAACGCTTTGAAACCAGGAGCATCCATAGAGCCTCTAGCGTTTTGTAAGAAACCTTTTGCTTGTTCGTCAGTTATTCTGTCGTCAGCTTTTAGAGCACCAACCCAGATATCTAAAGCATACCTCATGGCTTTTTCTATAGCGGCAGCTCCGAAAATAGATCTATAAGCTAAGTTTCTTTTTGCTCTGCCTTCAAATGACTTAGCTCCAGATATCGACTTGACATCGTCTGGCAAAATTCCGGAATCTAATATATCTTGTAAGCTGGCTTCTCCGGAAGATTTTGAAGCTTGAAAATTTTTAGGTTCTTCGATATCATCTGGCTCTTCTATAGAGTACCCTGCTCCCCTAAACTCTTCCGGCATGTCACTATCATCTGGTAATTCTAACCCTTCGTAATCATCGTAGACAGATTCAGAAACTGGGCTCTTTTCACTTCTTGTAACTAAAGAACTTTTAATTTTAGCATAAGCTAAAGCTATGTCATCAGAAGACATCATTTCACTTAAAGCTTTTACAGCTGCAGAGAGTTCTGAAGGCGTTTTTGGAACGTAATCTTCATCTTCTACTGGAGGGCGAGAAACAATAGAATTCAAACTAGCTGTTTCTGCAGGATCTAATGGAAGTTCTTTTGGGATAGTAGAATCAAAACTGCTGCTTACCGGGGATTCACTTTCTAGAGAATTCTCAAAAAGAATTTGACTCACTACTTTTTTAATTTTTTCGTATTTCATAAAAACACCTCATATCATAACTATGAATGATAGCAAAGATGATACCTTAATCTGCAATTTTGCTAGCAATATAACCAGAACCTAGGGCTGCTAAAGCTCCTAGAACAAAACCACCGACAAACCACCATTCAGTTGCGACAGACCTCTTCTCAAGCCTTTTGACTGACAAGTCAATTTGTTTCCTTAAGAAATCATTTTGCGACTTGTAGACCGAAATTTCAAAATCGTTAGCTATCTTTAATTTATCAACTGCTAAGTTGCAGTTAGTTTTCTGTATTTCTCTTTCTTCTTTTAATTTCAATTTGCAAAACTCTTCAGTCTTATTTAGCTTTATGAGCATTTCGGCGACTGCGGCTTGATTTAAAAGAGTTCCATCAAATGGAGCAGCTTCTCCTTGCGCGATGGATTTCATAGCTGCTTCTTGAGCCATTACTGGGCTAGCTATAAGAAAGAAAGATAAGTAGATAGAAAGTAACTTTTTCATGGAAAGATAATATTGTTTTTTAGGAAAAAGTTTAAGTAATGTCGTCTAAATTTTTGACGCCTAATTCTTCTGATAAGATTTGAGTTGCTCTGCTGATATTTTTCTTGCCTAACCTCTTCATAATCTTAACTCTCACAGCTTCAGGAATTTCCTTTTCCTTTTTTTCAACTAGAGATTTTATCCTCTCTATTTCAGCGGCTGCTTTTTTTTCAGCTTCATCTTCAGCTTTTTCTCTGATTTCGTTAGACTCAATCACTTCTTTTAAAGCTTTGTCTCCAGATTCTGTCGATTTTTTTATTATCTCCCCAGATTCGTCTTTTCGGAAAAGTAGCATACCCCCTAGGATAGTGACTGCTATCCCTAAAAGAAACTTCCAAGATTTTTTGAAAAACTCTAAAACTTTCATTTCTCATCTATCCTTTATCGGCTAGTTTTCCATGCTTCCACTGAACTGCTAAGTCTACAAGCGCTTGAGATCCGATATAAGCCAGTGTCACTGCTACCCAATCTCCGCTAGTTACAGTACCAACAAAACAAAGCCCAGTTGCTGTAATCCAAGCTAAAAATTTTCTCGATATAAATCTTTCTAAATGTTTGTCCGCGAATGCTTTTGCTGCTTGCGTCATCATGCACCTCCGTGTCAGTATTAACTATCACGTTAGAGGTAAATTTTAATCTTTATTAGACCAAGGGGATGAATCTTTTATCTGATCAAAAATGTCTATAGATTCTACATTAGTAATCTTTTTGAGATCTTTGTTGACTTTGTCTTGTTTCATTTTTTCAATCAGCTTTTCAAGATAGGGATCTTTGTCAACCAAGTTAGTAACTAACCCAGCAATTATCTCTTGCATTGAAAGCTTACTTTTAAAAGACAAAATCCTAAATTCCGTGTGAACGCTTTCGGGAAGATTGATATGAACAGATTTCCTATTCAAGCACCGGCACCTCCGCCGGAAGCTCCGACAGCGATAGGGGCAATAATATTTTTTTCTTCTTCTTCCTCGTCAGAAGTTACGCCCCTGTCTTCAGGGTCTATGTTGTGCCTTGATTTCATCAATTCTAAAAACTTAGATTCAATTTCTTCATCGTATTTCGAAAGCAAATAATCTCTTGCTTTAGACAAGACTATCTGTTCTATATCTAATAAAACGTCTGCGTTTTTAATTATCCTGGCAGTCTCTGCGGCAAATAGATCTACGTCTATTTCGTTTTCTGTCAGTAAAGCTCTCTTGAGGGAATAAGATTCTTCTTGAACTTTAGCACTTTTGAGAGCGTCAGATTCGATGTCTATAAACAAGGCATTCAAAGAATTATCTAAGCTTTTCGAAAATTCAATCTCATCGTCTTTGGTGACTTTGACTTCCTCTTCTTTTTCCTCTTCCTCTTCTTCTCCACCTTCTTCTCCACCCTCGTCTCCGCCTTCATCTCCTCCGGCATCATCAGCTAAAGGATCTTCTTCCTCTTCTCCAGCATCGTCAGCTAAAGGATCGTCTTCCTCTTCTTCAACTAACATTCTACTGCTTTTTTTCAATCCAGCAGATAGTTCTAAAAATTCTTTTATATCATCGCGATTCATAAAAATTCCTAACCAGCTTTAGCCATAGCTTCGACTTTTTTAATTCTAGATTCTACCCTAGACCACTTAAGCTCTTTCATCATGGCGTAAACGTAAGATTTTTTGTTATCTAAGTAATCTTTGTAGTATGCGTGTTCCCAACAATCTAACACGATGACAGGAAAGCAACCAATCGGAACATTCTCACTGTGCAAGTCAATCACTACGTTCATATACCTCTTAAGTAAAAAGTTATAAACAGTAACTACCCAACCATTACGAGAACTCAAGGCACAAGCTATAAAATCCTTTTGCCAATCATCAAAAGACCCGAAATCTCTCTCTAATCTCATAAAAGCGATTGAATCCATGTTTATAACTGAATTTTGATCTCCGATATTTTCGAAATAGTAAGCATGCAAAAAAGAAGCATTAAGGTTATAAACTTCGTCAGCTTTAAGAGATCTTAGTTTAGAATTGTTAATATCGGCTAACTCTCTCTCAGCAGTATCTAGATAAGCAGAAACTTCATTTAGCTTCTCAACGTGAGATTCTAAAATTTTCCTATGAGAATCTTTTGTCTTCTGACTTAAAAGCTCTGTATTTAATTCATAAACTTTAGCTTGGGTCACATAAGCTTCATCCAACTTTCCATTTATAGATTTCTTAATTTCTTTTAGAACTTCGTTCTCTATTAAATCAGCCATCAATCAACCTCGTATTCTTTTTCAAATTCATCTCTTTTTACAGATATCACTTCTTCGCCTGAAAGAGTTTCTCTATCTAATTTTTCTGGCTCCGGTTCTTGGCCAGCTATTACTTTATTAGTAGAAACTGTGTCGGAGAATCTAGGAGAATCTGGAGTCCTCAAAACTACTAACAAATCATTGCCGTCTTTTTTAACACTTTTAATCGTATACTCAAATCCAGATTTTTTATGTCTTACTTTAAGATCGGGCTCTAAGACAACATTGCCATGTTTGTCGTGGACTTTCGTTTCATTCAAAAGATAAAACGTGTTTAGCCTATCTTCATATTCTTTTAGCAATAAAGCTTTTAAAAAAGATTCTGGTTTATTCATTTAGATCCTCCATATCTTCTAAATATCTCCTGCATTTTACTCCTGACTCTTCTAAAATTTTTAAACCAGTTAAATCTCTATATTCTTCTAGATAAACAACTTCAGATATACCAGAATTTACAATTGCCTTAGAACACATTTTGCATGGACTCAAAGTCAGATACATAACTTTATCTTTCGGATTATTGTAATCTAACTTTAGCAAAGCGTTTATTTCTGCATGAATAAAACCTGATTCACCCGGAGAATCAGAGTCGACTTGGTTAGGGCCTCCAGAATAATTTCCATTATATCCAACTGACAAAACCTGAGTGTTGTCTGAAGTCACTACAATAGCTCCAACTTGATATCTGGGATCGTAAGACCTTTTAGAAATTGAATCGGCTACGTTAGCCCAGACACTATCCCAGGATGGGCGTTTATTTTTTGGCATATTAGTCTCTTAGTAACCCAGCATTTTTTTGCCAAGTTTCGTAAAGTTTGTTAGGAGATTCAAACTTCTTGTCTAAATTTTTATAAACTATTCTTTTGATTTCTTTTTGAGTTATCTTTCTCTGGTTAGATTCGTTAGCTTGAGATAAAACTTGGGCCGCTAGTTGAGGTATCATTTTTTGTAATGAATCAAAATTCTTCTTTGCAAATCTTTTAGACTTGATTAAAGTCTCCTCATGATCAGACCTCCAACTCTTTACAGCTTTAGCAACTGCTCTCTCAACAGCTTTCTTTCCCTTATCTATTCCGGAAAAAACTGCGTCTTTCAAAGCTTGGTTTCTCTTTTTCGCTTTTAAAGATTTTTTGCTAGAGTCAGAAAGAGAAGATTCCCAATCATCTAATGCTTTAGAAACTGCATCTTTCGGAGTCATTGGAGTTGAAGCTGCCGCTGAAGCTGCCGCGGCAATTTCCTTCGAAGGATCTGATTCTTTTTCTGCTTTTGTGCTAGGTTCGGCTTCAGAAGCAGAAGCGCTAGTTGTAATATCAGATATAGCATCCGAAGGTATTTCGGCCGATTCGGCTGAATCCGCTGAATCTTCTGCTTGAGCAGCTCCGCCTTTTAATTGCTTAAGATTTAATTTTAGAATTTCGTCCGAAATTTCTCCTAGCGGTAAATCTCCAATTTGTTCTGCCCCTGGAAAAGCTGGAGGCATCTGTTTCTTCAGCAAACCTCCTAGTTTCGCCATAAAACCCTTTGGTTTAGCGGCTTTGAAAGCTTTACTTATTCCAGATTTTATTTGATCAGCACCGACACCATGCTTGTCTTGATCTAAATCAGAAAGAGACATTTCTTCGTCGATGCCTTTTCCCTCCAGGTTAGTGACAATTAAATCTAAAGAGTCAGCTACAGAATTAATTGCAATATTCACCTTGTTTTGCATGTCCATAACAGAACTTAGCGCTAAGGAAATATCTATTTTTTTACCGAAGAATCCAGTAATTCTATCAGCTATTCCCTCAGGATCTTTCATGTCTAACGCAGTTACAAATTGGTCAGCTTTTACTAGAGAACTTTTTATTGGTTTGAAATAATTTTCCAAGGAGGGTAAATTAAATTCACTAGCTATCGAAATAGACTGATCAACGCTGTCTGAGGTTTGTTTTACAGCTGTTCTAAGTTTTTGAATATCTTTATCGTCTAAAGCTTCAACCACCAAACCGTTTAAACTACGATTATTCATTGCATTCTCAACAATGATTTGATCTGCAGATAACTTTAATGCTATTTCATATAGATTTTTTGAATTACTTTTCATGAATCGAACCTCCTTCTCTCATGCATTAATTATGAAGTCTCTTCTTCTTTTATCGGCTCTAAAGTGAATAAATCATCTATATGTTGATCTTTACCTAAAGTAAATCCAGCCGCTTTTTTATGTCCTCCACCTCCAAATTTTTTGGCAAACTCACTGACATCTACATTGTCATGAAAAGATCTTAGACTAACCTTTGTTATTCCATCATCATGGTCAAAGTACCAGATCACCGCAAAATCGCAATCTGGAGAAAGCCTAGAACCTATCTCTGACATCCAGTGAGAAGCGTTTACTATCATGACTTTTTTATCTCCATAGTAACGGACAACCGCTTTCTCACAAACTTTCTTAATTACAGTTTTTGAGTAAGCTAGTATATAACTTCCTCTCTTGACGGCATCATCGAATACTGAGTCGTCTTCAAACTTCTCAAACTCTTCAAATTCAAAAGGTACCATATCAAAGGCAGCGCTGAATTCTTTAGAGTATTCTAACTCCCAAGTCCACAAGTCTCGATCTTGTATGTATTTAATGAACTTTGGAGGTTCTTTTCCAGGGTGGAAAAATTCCCAAGCTAACATAGCTCCTGACTTTGTCATATCAAAATGCGTGTTTGATATATCGTGTAATTCAACCATAGCTGACTTGTGGTGATCGATAACAATCAGGCCTTCAGCGTCTTCTATCATTTGCTTAGTTGTTGCGTTGTTAAAAGAAAAATCTAATATAGCTACAACTTTACCTTCTACATCTGGGGGTGTTGTACCGTGTTTACACGCGTGGTATTCCGCTCTATTTCCTAATTGTTTCCATGCAGAATAAGCAGCGCCAAAACCGTCTGTACAATCTGCGTGATAAATCACACAATTTACTTGACTGGGTTCAACCATTTTCGCATCCTTTTCTTACAAGCAGTAAAACTGCATCATCGTTTAAATATATTATTGAACTTTGTTTGTATTATTTACAATTTAATCTTCAAAATAGTGAGAAAAACACCTAGGTTGGTAAAGTTCAGAACCACCTACCTCAATCTTTCTTTCATCTCCTCCAGCAATCTTTTTAGTGAAAAAAGCATCTTCTCCGCAAATAGAACAAACTGCTGGGCATATCTGAACGTTAGTTGCCCACGGAAGTATCCTTATCATCTCTTGGTATGGTTCTCCAGTAGAAGAAAGTTGTAAGCTTGAGACTAAAACAGTTTTGCCCATTTTATAAATGTCTATTAAAGCCTGAGCTGCTCCTTCAATCATAAAGACTTCATCAACAGCAACAATATCTATATCGTGCGTCTCGTTAAAACTGTTAAAATAAGAAGAAAGTTCTTTGCTAGTTTGGACTCTTATAACTTTATTAAAGACTTTTCTATGAGAATTCCACCTTATCCCGCTGTGAGTTACTACTGATTCTTCAGAATATCTTACATCTATTTTTGGTTTAAAGAGAATTATGTTCTTATTTTGGTAACTATACCTCTCTAACGCAGCTAAAAGTCTTGTCGTTTTTCCACCAAACATTGGACCAGTAAAAACTTCAAATCTAGGATTTATCTTCAAAATATCTCCCACCAATTCATAGTAATTTCTAAACCTTCTTCAAAACTCTTTTCAGTTTTAAAACCTAGAAAATCTTCTGATTTTTTGATATCTGCCCTTGTGTGTTTAACATCTCCTTCGCGTTCAGGAGCGTTAACTATAGACAAGTTTAAAATTTTTGATTTAATCATTGCTAATATTTCATTGTTACTATAGCTTTTTCCAGAACCAATATTACAAATTTCTCCCTTTGTAGCTTTTTGCAATCCAGCAGCTAAAACATTGGCTCTTACAACATCGTCTATATAAACCATGTCTCTAGTTTGCTCTCCGTCCCCGTCACTCCTTAAAGGATTTCCACTCCTTATAGAATTCATCCAGGCTGACACTGCGGTAGAATAAGGGCTGTCTCCTAATTGTCCAGGTCCATACACATTGAAATATCTTAAACATACCGACTCTAAGTTATAGAGATTATAAAAGAGAGAACAATAATCTTCTATTATCTTTTTCTGCAAAGCGTAAGGAGATTGAGGATTACTTGATCCGCACTCGCGAGAAGGGAAATTATCGCCAGCATCTCCGTAGATAGCTGAAGAGCTTGAAAATATAAACCTTTTCACGTTACCACAACACGCTGACATTAAAGCAACTGTCTTAGAAACATTATTTTCGTTTGTGAGAATAGGATTCTTGACAGAGAACTCAACCCTAGGCATAGCTGCTAGATGAAAAACGTAATCATATCTTTTATCAGCTATTCTGGACAAAATGTAGGGAGAAGCAAAATCGCCAGTGATGATAAGAGACTTTTTTTCTTCTCTTTCAAAAGATTCGTAATTAGCCAATAAGCCAACAGTTACGACTCTCATGGGTATATTTCCTAAAGAGGAAATATCACCGCTTGATAAATCATCAACAACTTCGACTTCCCATCCTAGTTTCAGTAATTTTCTTACCAAATTAGAACCAATAAAGCCACAACCCCCGGTAACTAAAGCTTTCATAATTCGCTCGATGTCTTTTTGATATTGTCTTGCTTAAAATTAGAAAAACCAGAGTCTTCTAATTGACCTTTAATGTATTTTATGACTTCGTAAGTCATATCTCTAGCTGTACAAGTAGGAACATTTTGAGCAACGTCATTTAGCCTCTTAGTTTGCAAATCAAAATCAAAAGGAAGCCCCATTAGATGCATAAGCTCTCTATGGCTCATCCCCCTTGGCTCTTTAGGATGCATCAACATTTGCAAAGTTCTTCCAACTACAGCATTTGTACAATTGTTATAAAAAGCAGGAGAGTGATCGAGAAAGCTTTTACCCAAGGAAAGCTTATATTTTATATGCTCAAATTTTCTGATTTCTTTATGCTCGGGTTTCATCTCTCTAAGCCACATTAAGCAATCATCAATTAAATCATTCCTAACGATAAACTGATGTACAGAATGGGCTGGACCAGCGCCAAACTTATCGATAAAACCAGCGTGATCAGTTTTAAATTTTTCAAGCAAAAAAGAGTATGAAGGGTATTTTTCAAAGATATCTACTAAATTGTAAGAATCTTGTTGAGAAGCTGAATTTGGAATAAGATTGAGATAATCTATTAACTTATCGTGTTGCTTATCATAAAAATTCATAACGGGAGCATTTCTGCTATCCCAAAAAAAGTAGAATGTCCTTAATCTTTTTTGTGGTATTCCATGCTTAAAAGTTGAAGTTCTATAAATGGAAAATGAGTAACCATGTTTGTCAGCTATTTCGGAAAGTTGTTGTCTTACTCCCTCGCCAGATTTAGTAAAAAGAGCAGGAGCGTTTTCTCCCCAATAAACCCTTGGTTTTAATTTACTAAGAACTATATCCGAAGTTTTCATCATCCATTCATTTTTGCTGTTTCTAGTTGCTTCGTCTTGGCTGGTGTTTAGTTGGCTCAAACCGGCGCAAGGGCAAACTGAATTTATGAAATCAAGCTTAGCTTGTGGAAGAGCTTGCTCGTCTAAATCAATTCTTTCAACTTCTGGCCAATAGCTCGTTAAGTGATTTTCATTTTGTTCGAAAGCCTTGAAGCTTAAGTGAAATTTTGGTTTATTTTTAGTTGCTTGACTGCAGCCTATTGCGGAACCTCCAATAAGAGGAATCATAGTTGCCCATGAAATATCACTCACTTTTTTCTCCTAACTCTTTTAACTTTGTAACTAGCGAACTCTCGTCGAGCTTTCTTTTCAAAGAAACATAATGATTGATTTGTAACTTGTTTAATACCAACAGCGGGGACTTTGCCTTGCTCTAAAATCTCCAAGTAATCTGTAAATGCCTTATCACTCTGAAACAGGTGATTCATTAGTAATTTATCATTGACAAACTTATTTTGATCTTTTCCAGTTTTCAAAATGTAATCAAACATCTCTGGTAAAACATTATCAGCATTAAACTCTCTATCGATAAAATCGAAACTTGAATCTCTGTAGAGTTTTTGCTCTGATGGATTGTCTGCAATTGAGATAAGTTTATCAGCGGTCTCTTCTAAATCGTCCCTAGAAGACCAAACAGCGAGGTAGTCGTTATCAATATAACGGTCACCATTAGAATCAAAATTATTTTCACCGTAATGTTTATCAAAAACTGGAATCGTTCCACAACCGATTATCTCAATCTGTGTGTATTCCATCCTGTCTCCATAATTTTGAGGTTCTTTTGGCAATCGGTAAAAAGAGCATGCAAACAAAGACGTTGAAATTAGCTCCATGCCGTCAGCGTAGTTATATGGACCAAATGTCGGAACTCCATCTACGCTCCAATCATATTCTTTAAAATTCAAATCATACACTGAGTTTGGATGGTCGATGATATCATACTTAGCGCCTATAGATCTTTCGATTCCGTGCAAAGCGAGTCGGAATCTTGGATCTTTTTGCTGCATAATTGGGTAGAGATCAAGAACCCTTCTAGGATCTTTCATTGAAGTCCACCGGCCTACGTACATCAATTTTCTATCTTTATCTTTTAAGCTATAGACATCTCTATAGTTCTTCTTCAACTCAGTCAAATCAATCCACATTTTAAATCTCTTGGTTCTTTCGCCAAGATTTTTTGATGGAAAATAAGAAGAAAACTCATTTGAAAAGAAAGTCTTCTCAGAAAAATTATATACGATATCGCAATAATTCAAGATGGGTAATATCATCGGTATAGCATCAATATTAGCTTTCTTTATTTCGTGCATCATACCGACCAAAACAGGCTTGTCAATTTTTTTGACTAAGTTTTCATAGAAAGCAATAATAGCAGCCGGATCGTGTTTAGAAGAAGGGTAAGAGTTTAAAATTACAATGTCATATTCAGAATTTAGTTTTTCGACCAGAGAGGGAATTTCTGTGTGCTTAAAATCAACTGGATCAATCGGCATTGAATGACCTTTAGCACGTGCAAAACTTCTGCCTTTCATTGAATATATGTGAAATTGAACGTTGTTTCTTTGAGCCCAAGTAGCTATTTCAACTGCCCCTCTTTGGACTCCGCACCCGTCCAAACCTTTTCCAAAAATCATTGCAATTTTCATTTAGGCTTTCCTCCCGCCTTCAAAACTCTTTCTCTCAATTGTGTAGTAGAAAATGAGTGTCTTCGTTTATTATAATGAATAGGACACAAACCAACGCCCGTGTGATCAGTTCCTTTGTATTCTTCTCCGACAATTCTTATGTCAGGGTTAATTGTTAAGATTAAATCGACTAAATCGTTTTCAGATTCAAAAGGGATAATTTCATCGACATATTTGCAGGCTGCTAATTGCAGATATCTTTCCATTACGCTTTGAACAGGCTTGTTCTTAGTCTGGGCTCTATCAATAGTCGGGTCAGTTAGCAATCCTACAACTAGGTAATCACAAAGTGATTTACTCTCCTGAAGCATCACTACATGGCCAGCGTGGAAAAGATCAAAAGTCGAACACGTAAAACCAATTGTTGGTTCCCTTCCTAATCTCTCGGCAATTTTCTTCTTATCTAAAAACAACTTTTACTTCCCTAAAGATATCTTGGATTCTCTTTCTCACAAGGGGTTTCTGATCTTCTGATTTGTATTTAAGCATTCTGATATAGTGTACCATTTCGCAAAGCAAAAAATATCTTGAAAAGTTATCCCTAAACCTTCCCCCAAGGTAATTAAAAAGTTTTGATTTGTCGATTTTAGCTTCAAATCCAGAAAAGTTTTCTTCGTAAGAATAATGAAGAGACTGATATATCTTTCCAACATCCATTATCCAAGAGCTGTATACATTGTCTGGGCAATTAGGGTCTATGAGATAGACTTTATTGTCTCTGACTATACAATTCTCGAAAGTGAGATCTCCATGAGAAAAGCTAGCTTGCGCTTCCATGAAATCAGAAACTTGCTTACTTTCTAGAATTTTAATAATTTCATTTTCATTCCTGACTGCGTTTAGAGACATATGATCTTTTACCCTATCAACCATTGTCTGCCAATTGTTGTTTGGGACTTTTATATCACTAAACCTAGTCAGTAAGTCAACTAAATAATCTATATGTTCATTGCTGCAAACTTCATTAAGGCTTGGCCCATCAATAAATTCCATATCTAGAGTGTCACCGTAGTAAGTGTTGATCTTTGGAACGTGACACAAACTACCTGCGGAATTATACCAACGAGCTTGTTGCTTAGAGTTGCTAGCTTTCTTAATGATTCTATCTCCAACTTTTTCTATAGAACCTCCGGAGCCTCCCTTTAAAACTTCGTAGTCTAGATCCATAAATTCTTCAGGGCGCATAGCTTTATCGTCAATATAATAAACGCCAATTGGCTTACCAAATATGAGCTCATGATATTTAACGTTATGTTTTTCTAACCAAGATTCTAAAACCGGTCGCCTCAGTTGATTTATTAAATCCAAATCACCGTTACAAGAAACTTGACCACGAGCTGTAAAGTAAATTATTTTCCAACCAGAATCATACATTTTGTTAAGTTTGTTAATGATTTTAGTGTGGGGAATGGCGTTTTCGTAATCGCGGTTGTGATGAGTTGATATTGTGTCATCAACATCTACTACTAAAGTTCTAGTCTCTATCATTAAATTACACCAGTACTTCCAAAACCGCCTTCACCTCTAGAAGTTTCTTCCGGAAATAAAGAGCTTAATTCTACTTCTTCAATCGTGTCATAAAAAACTGGAACTAGAATCATTTGAACTAATTTTTCTCCGGGACTTATGTTTTCTAATCCCTTACCGAAATTATAAACATGTAAGTGAATCTCTCCCTGGTAATCTTCATCAATTACACAAGCACCAACGGAAAGGTTCTTTTTTAAAGCTACGCCGCTTTTATTAAAGACGATTAGCGCAAAACCTTCCGGAACATTTGCTTTTATTCCGCTTGGTACGCAGACACTTTCTCCAGGAGATAAGGTAATCTCTTCAAAATCATTAGGAACAAAAAAATCAATACCAGCTGATTTATCAGTTCCTCTATTTGGCGTCTTCACTTCTCTAATCTTTGAAATATTCAATCTTTAACCTCGTTAATAAAATTATGCCAAGCTCCCAAATAAGCTACTGCATCTAACAAATTGTCATCTTTGAAATTGTAACTTTGGCGACTAAGCTTTAGAGCGACTAAAGCAATGTACATATCGTGAGCTGTAATATCCTTTCCCGACATGCCGCTAGCGATACTGGCTGCGCGCTTCATACCCTCACTAAACGGTCCGTATTCTCTTTCTTTTTCTTCTGACCTTTGATTGACAATTTGATTAGCTTGTTCTAAAATATTTTTACTCATTTAAACCATTATTTCCTTTGAAACTTTACTAACATAATCGTAAATTTCTGATTTTTCAACATCTGTTTCTGGAAAAGGAAAATTTGCGCTCATTAATTCCCAGGATACTTCACTATTTAATTTACAAGTTTCGCTTGAAATGTCAACAGGAAAGTTGCTGTTCTTAATACTTTCAATCATTTCAAAATGCCTTTCATAAACATGCAAGCTGCCGGCATGATGAAAGTAACTTCCTAGTTCTAAATCAAATCCTGCAGCATTTAGTTCATTTAGCATCATTTGTTGAAATAAGCAGAAAGTAAAAACGTCATTGCACAATCCGAAAATCAAATCATTAGACCTCATGTTTACCCCTAAATGGAGTTTATTATCGCGGACAAAGAATTGAATGTAGTGAGTGCATGGATAGTCTTTTAAGTTTTGATACTTGTGATGAATTTGGTTGATGACTACAGTAGCTCTTCTGGTGTCTGTGTCTTTTTTAATTTCTTCTTTTATCCAATTCCATTGAGATATCAAATAAGTTCCGTAGTTAGATTCAACTTCTCCGTGTTGATCAGATATCATTTCCCAGATTTTAGCTAATTTTCCAATATTATTTGCAGACTTGTTAGCTGACAAATACCAAAGCCATTCGGCAATTCCATAAGATGTGTTGAATTTTCTTTCTGGAATAGTGATGTTTATCCGGGTAGGATCTTCAATTTGAAAGCTTTGAAATATTCTTTCTTTTTGTTTTGAATTTCTAGCATTAACTGCAGGAGCTTTTGATAAATCTTCAGAATAATGCTTAAGTAATTGATTTAGTGATGAGAATTTTTGCATACTATATTATACCTCAAAAGTCTTAATTTTTCTCCAATTAGTTGAAAAACCAAAATCGGATTTATCTAACTCTGCCACGCATAGAGAGTAATCAGGAAGCACTGCATCATGCCCGGTTCCCCAACAAAATATCCGATGCTTTTCACCATTAGAGCCAATACCTTCTATCAAAAAGTAAGGTTTACCGTTTTTAGTTTTCTTCTTGTTTGCCTTAATAGCGACTAACCAATAAAGATTTTTAGAATTCCAATCTTCTATAGGGACAATTTCCAAACTCTCAAATTTATTTAGAAGCTTTTCTGGAATTAAATTACCGACGTTGATTGTTCCTAGTAAAGATTGTTCAAACCCCATGTTTTCTTTAATATTCCAGTCATCACCTGAATAATCTAAGACTAATTCTTTTAAATTGTCTCTACCTTGAAAAGGGTTCTTCTTTGTGCTCTTCCTAAGCATAGACCAATTCTCGCTAGCACAGTCAAAGAATTGCTTATAAGAACTAAAGTAATTTTGCCAATCAAGAGAATCTAAAGCCCTAATCTTTAGCAAAGATTCTAGAGTTCTTTTGTTTAGTTTAGAGTGCTTCCACTTGCCATTTTCATCCCAGAATAAGTTGTCTATATTAGGGTACGGCCTATACTTTAAAATCTCCTCAATAGCTGCTTCGCCTATTCCCTTGCAAGAAAAGAAAGATGGCATCAAAACTTTATTACCAACTGAAGACCAGTTTTTTCCAGCCTTGTTTATATCAATCTTAGTAGTTGTATAACCCATTTTTTTGACTTCGCTAAGAGCTTTCGAAAGCTTGTTAGGGTTAGAAGAGACAGCTTCGAGATAAGCTGTAATCCACTCTTCTTCAAAATAAGTCATTAGCCATGCGCAGTAATAAGAGTTAATTGCGTAAGAGACAGCATGTGACTTATTAAAGCCGTAACCTGCGAAGTATAGAATCTTTTCGTAAAGATCTTCGGCAATGTGTTTATCAACTCCGTTGGCAATAGAACCGCTTATAAACTTGTCTTTAAGGGCTCTAGCTTTATCAATATTCTCGTTTCCAGAACCAACAGGTTTCATCATCTTTCTCATAGCATTACATTCGTCTTTTGGGATTCCTGCAACTATATGACACAAGTTCATTACTTGCTCTT